GTGTCCCAGAGCATGTAGGCGCTGGCGGTATCCCCAAAGAACTTCACGTCATGACCAGCGGCATCGACGCCGACGGACAGAGTACCTAGGATGTTCGTCGCGCCTGTCGAGGCGGTGACTACAAACTTGTCGGTGTTGACCTTCAGGCCAGCTACCAACGTACCGTAATCGGTATTGGCGTTCAGGCCAGCAAGAGCGCCGTCCTTGTGAGCTACTAGGGGATAATCAGCCATTGAGAACGCTCCATTACACGGGGGTATAGACTTAGAATTCGGGTAATAGAATCAAATCGAATAGGGGGAGAGGGCTACAATCCAATCCCGTAGCCGTCACACATAGTATGGGGCCATCAGCGGACCACAACAAGTCAGAAGCGTGCCTCTTCGCCCTCGTCCTCGTCCCCGACCAGCGCTCCTCGAGAAGCGTCTGACGCGCGCAGATTTTTCTGTCCGATAATCACGTCGACAGGATTATCAGTCTCCACCTCCGCCTCCTCTGACCGGCTGGAGAGGTAGCTGGCTACGTTCTGAAGCGCCCGGATCTCCTCACCGATGGACTCGCCCTGAGCCCTGCCGGTTTCTAGGATTCTCTGTCGCTCGGTGAACAGAGTGTGCAGGTCTTCAGCGATACCCGCCTTGATATACAAAGCCTGGACAGCTTTGTTGATCTGCTCGATGGTGGAGTTGGCCGTGCCTACTATGTCCTGCTGGGCTTCGACCTTCGCGGCAATCTCACTTTCCAGGTCCTGCAAGTCTTTTTGGTATCCCACAGTCTTTCCTCTCTTTGATCTAATAAAATCGCGTTTTCGAGTACGCCTTTTAGCACGCTTTTTAGCACGCTTTTTAGTCACGGCGTTGCAACAAGGTCATCTTCACCAGATCGTGCATGGCTTTACAAGCGGCATCGTAGCTTTGTTCAGCTGATCCAGGGTACTGATTAAGGAGGGAGGACGCCTGGCCTTCGGAATTCTCAAACAAGAACACGACTTCTTTACGACCGTTCAGTTCCGTTCCTACTAAGACCGCTCTCCGTGCAGACAAGAATCCGGCAAGCCGGAAGTCTGTCAGGCGCAGCGGGCTCTGGTGTGCTTCCGACATGTTGGAGCTCGTCCGTTGAATCTCATAGAATAATGGGCATGTTGATCTCGATGTTGAGACCGCCGGGAGCAACATTCCCCACAAAGACCGAGTACTCACCTACTCCCGGGGCCACCGTAGACAACTTGCCCGCCTCAGTTGCGGACAAATAGAGCTTGCTACCGTTCACGACCGCAGCGCTCGCCGCGTCCAGCAGGTAGGTTCCTGTGAACCCCGACGTGATGGCGCGCTCTGTAGCACCCTCAGATACCGTCCCGACCAAGAAGCCCGAGACCTTATGTTCATCCGCGTCGTCGGCCTTGGCCAACCCCCAAGACCCGTCTGCCTTGGGGTACACCGCTGCCCCCTTGGACAGGTTACCGCCAGTGCTATTCAGCGCCAGAGGAGACCGCAGCTCTACCGCCGAGAAACTGGCGGCACCAGCTAGAACCTCCCCCGCTACTGGGGTGATCTTGATTGTGCTCAACGGTCAGTCGGCAAGGGAGTCCAGGAAATCCAACATGGATCCCCGAGCCTTGCCCGCTTCTTCCAGATCGGTGGCGCGAGCCAGCTCAGCAGCTGAGAGCTTCTTCAGCTCCGGCTTGGCCTTTACGACAGACAACGCCAAGACGGACTCGAGCTTACTGTCGTCAACCGCAGGCTCAGGCTCAGGCTCAGGAGTTGGTTCCGGCTCAGGCTCAGGCTCAGGCTGACCGTTGATGGAGATGCGCCCCCGCTCCTCAAACGAAACTATGTCTGGGTGGTTACGCAGGTCGGCCGACACCTTGATGGAGCTACCCGGCATCAGACGGATCTCCCCAGCACACAAGGTGATGATGGCGTCCATGAGGTTCGTAACAGTAAACTGTGGAATCACGATATAATCTCCCTATAAACAAAAGGTCCCCGACAGTTTGCACCGCCGGGGACCCAAGGTACCTTTCTCACCTAAACCCTCTGTTAGAGGGTTACCTCGATGATCGACTTGGTGTTGCCGATACCGATGCCCGGGGCGCTGTAGCTCCAGAACTCGATGATGTCGGCCTCCTGCTTGATGAACAGGGTTGCGTCCTGCAGCAGGAAGAAGTTCCCGAGGTAGTTCTCCGGTCCGAAGATGTAGAACTTGTTGTCGTCGACGATGTCGTGCTTGATCGTGGTGACGACGGGGAAACCGAACAGCTTCTGCTCTTCCTCGATGCCATCGTCGTAGTGACGGCTGGCCACCTGGTCACCAACGGAGGTGGCAGGAAGCTTCATGGCATCGTAGTAGAGGTTCTTGGTCATCAGGATCCTGCCGACCGGGATCTTCTGCTTCAGGAGCAGCTTGACACCGTCAACAACGTTCGCAGCGGTGAGTCCGCCGGCCGGGGCCAGCTTCTGCTCCGCAGCATTCGCGTCCACGATAACCTGGATCGTGTCCTTGAACTTCTGATCCTCTTGGTCCGCCATGTCCTTGACCGAGTTGTCAGTCAGGATCTTGCGGATGTCGTTCTGGTAGGTGAGGAGCTCGAACTTCGACTTCACGAAGTGCTGGCTCTCAACCTTCCCGAACTTGACCGAGTAGCGAGGACCACGGAACCAGGTTCGCTGACCCGAACCCTTGAAGGTGACGAAAGTCGCCGTCGAATCCGGCTCCTTCTCGACAATCTTCTTGGGCTGGTCAGTGTTCTCGTCGCGGTCGATCTCGTCCGGACCCAGTTCGACTGGCTCCAGGATCTCTCGTGCGAACGAGTCCTGACGCATCTTCGATCGGATGAACCGGGAGCCCTCGTCCTGAGCTTCCTTGGTCCGACCCTCTTCGAGCTTGCGCACGAAGTTCTGATTGATGAACTGGGCGCTGAGCTCAGCCGATTCGGTAGCGTAAGACATGTTCGAGTTCTCCCTAGCTTACAGGCTGATGTACACGTCGAGCGTGTCACCGTTGTCTGCGTCAGTGACCACGGCCAGGACGTGTCCCATGACCGTAGCAGCCTCTGCCGCGCCTGGCGCTGCAGCTTCCTTGATGAGCCCATCGATCAGGGTGACGGGGTCACCCGGAATCAGATTGAGCTTGGTGAACATCTGCGCCGCAGCGAGGGCGTCCGGGTCGTTCCACAGGCGAACGACATAGCCGCCACCCAGGAGAACCGAGACCTTGCCGGACTCAACCGCCGAGTTGTCTCCGCGGCCCTCGATGACGAGGCCCCAAAGGGACTCGACGTTGGCGCCTGAACCTTCGCAGGTCTTGCCGACACGGTTCTCGTCAAGAGCGGTGTAAGGCGTGGTAGCGTCAGCCTTGAGACGCACCCAGGTACCCTCAGTGAGGGTGTCCTTGGCAGCGTCAGCCGGTGCCGCAGCAGTAAGCTCTTCGCAGACCGCGCTACCCTGAGGCCAGCCACGAAGAATGTCGAATTTCGAGTTAAGAATAGCCATCTTCTAGCCGTCTCCTTAGGACAAGACCCACGAGGTGAACTCTGCGTCCGCCCGGGTACCTTTTTCTGTGCGTGATAATGCGGAAGCGGATTTCTCAGTTCCCGGACCGCCCATCTCGATAGGACTGTCAGAGCCCGCGACTTTTGAGAGCAGGGTCAGAGCATCTTCGTTGACGTTGGAGAGCTTGCTCCGAAGATCCTCAAGGCTGTCGCCCGAGACCATGGAGAGCTTGTCCAACACCGGAGCGATGATCTGCTCGCGAGAAGCGACCTTCGCAGCGGCTTGCTGTGAAGCTCTCTTTTCCTCGCGGTCTGCCATCACGTCCAAGACGTTGGCAACCTTGAGCAGAAGCTGGGATCGTGTCGTTTTCATTCGTAGATCTTACGATTCAAAATGTTTAGACCGATTGCCGAGACGACAAGGGAAGCGCACTTTTGAGTGTGCTTTTTATCCATCTCAGCCGCTTCCTTACGCAAAGCGTTTGCAAGTTCTTGGAGCTTCAATTTCATATTAGCCCACCAAGAAAGGAAGACAAGTCTTCATAGGAAGGATCATCGGGGGTTTCCCGAAGTATTTTCGCCAGCTTACGGAGACCGACTCCAGCTGCTGTTGGGGGAAACTCCGGCGCAGGCGCAGACGCCTCCTTGACATGCCCGTTCTGGGCATCGTCTAGGATAGCGTCTATGGCAGCTCGTAGCTTCGTGCTCATCAGATGCTCTGGAAGTTGTATCCGCCGCGACCACGAGACTGTTGCGGTAGCAGCCCCTGGTTGGCGACAGCCTGGTTGACGCGGCTCAGGACAGCAGGAGCCGCCAGCCCTGAGGCCAGCCCCCCACCGAACGCCAGAGCGCGGTTACGGGAGGCGTCTCCCTCTCCGTCGGACTGCCCCATGTGGTAAGCCGCGGTGCCG